TCGGCGCCTTGGTGTAGGCCCGGTTCCTGAAGGCTGGCGGCATGGCGGCCGGCTTGGCTGTCGAGGTGCCGTCCTGCACAAGGCGAACCAAGCGAAGTCGCCCGTGGCCACTGCTGTATACGGACGTCCATTCAATCTTGCCGGCCGCGCGGAGGTCGTTGAACAGCGTCGCGACCATGAAGTCGGTGATGTCCAGGCGCTGCATGAACACGCCGATGCCGGGGCATGGCTGGCGCTTGGCCGCGCACTCTCGCAGGATCTCCATCACCCGCTCGCCGTTGGCGTGCCGCCTCTCCTGCCAGCCCTTGCCGCGCACGTTTCTAGCCATGCTCGCCTCCGCTGCTGTTGCTGCTCTGAGGGGTGGTGCGGCGCGCGTTGGCGCGGCCCATGACGACCTGGGGTGCAGCGCGGTGCGAGCCTCGGGCGAAGCCGCCAGGCACACCAGCGTTGATGAGGCCGGCGGACCAGCACATTACGGCAGCGTCTCCGCGATCCGTCGAGCGCCCAAGGCGTTTGCACACGTCTTCCTTGCTTTCGACCCTGACGGCCAGGCCGCCGGCTAGGCTCACGGACTCCCATGTCGGCGCGGTGAGATCGGCCACCAGCACCTGGTCGGGAGGCAGCGAGATCGGTGACCCGCCGGGTTGGTCCGGGTTGAGCGCCTCGCGAAAGCGCCAGATGGTTTCGCTGCGCTTGTTCACGAACTTCATCTGCCGGTCTTTGGTGCGGGCAGCAGACGAGGCAGCGCCCTTGTAGGCGATGGTCTCGATGTCGTTGCCCTTCAGATGCTCATAGATGCCGCCACCGTAGCCGCCACCCATGTCCACCACGACGACAGCCCCGTCGCGCCTGTGGCTGACGATGATGCCGGCGCAGAACGTGCCGATGCGGTCGCGCGGAATACTCTTGCCGGGAACCTCGATCAGCGGAGCGAACCAGCCGTCGTGGCGTGCTGCGATCACCATGGGATCGTCACCACCACCAGAGGCGTCCGCTGCCAAGGTACACATGGGGACGCCACTAGGCGGACGCGGCGTCCAACGCTCTTGCGCCGCCTTGATCCATGCAGTCGGCACCACCTGGAAGTCGGCGTCCTTGAATGACGTCTGAAACCCACCCATGAGCAGAGATCGGTAAGGTTCCGGCATCGCATCGAGGGTGCGCTCATAGTCGCCCGCTGCGTACTCAGGATTGTCTTTGACTGACGAGGGAATGTAACTGCGCGACGTCGGTCGGATGGACTTGCCGCGCACGGTGCGGACGTCATCGGGGCCTGCGACCCATTCGTCCCTGCCATCCTCGTCGGAGATGACCCATCTCAACTCACCCGGCTGCGCGGGGTACGGGTACGTCGGGTCCAACCACGGCGCGAACATTTTGTTGACCCACAAGCCCTCGGCGGTCAGCGGAGGGTTGGTCGCCAGAACTGTGCGGCAACGCTGGCCGGGATGCTCCGATCGGACCCAGCCCATCAGGAAGCGGATCTGCGACTCGGCAAAGTGGGTGGCCTCATCGATACCCAGCAGGTCCCGCCCCTGCCCCATCGTGCCCTGCTCGTCACCGATGCGCTGGGCGGCGCGGAAGTTGATCACCTGATCGTCGGATATACGCAGCCTGGGCGGCGGCGATCCGTTGAAGCCTTCACGCGATCCATGGATCGTGAGAGCGTCTTCGATGAGGCGGTCCAGGTCACCGTACTGCCGCCGCATGATCAGCGAACGGCGATGCTCGTTGAAGGCTAAACCCAATAAAAGCTGGCTTTTTCCACCACCTGGTTCTCCTCCGAATAGTAGACAGTCCGCTTCGGAGAAGTACGCGGCGGTTTGCGGCCCAATGTTCGGGCACCATTTCTTGCCGGCGTTGATCTGCTTCGCGCCGGCAACGATCTTGGTGTACGACGCCTTGTCAGTCGCGCCGAGCTTTTCCAGAAGCGCCGACAGATTGTCGATGTCGCTGAGAGGACCGCTCGGGCTCGACAGGGCTCTGGGCTGCGTCATCGCGCGGCCACCGGCACACGGTCAACGGCGCCGCCCAATACCTGCAGCACTGCCTCAATTTGCAGGGACGGCAGGGACGGAGCGGCGCTATCGAGCATTGTTAGATCGCGACGCCGCGGCGCATCGAGACGTTAATGTAGTCCACGCTCATGGTCATCGAGGCGGTCACCGACAGCTTCGAGACGTACAGGACGGGGGTCAGGGCCACGGTCGGGGTGACCGCACCCGACATCACGTTGCCGACTTGGATGCCGTTCCTGAAGAACGTCGCGGCGCCCGCGGTGCTGAGTTCGACCGCCAGGGTCTCGTAGGTGTCGGCAACGGGGGCCACGGTCAGTTCTTCCATGGTCGCGTCGACATCGGCAGCGACGCCAGTCAGGCACCACTTGTCGGCCGTCGAGACGGTGTCGAACAGGAAGCCGCAGGCATCGGAGGCGTTGGTGGTGTAGGTCGTGCCGGTCGCGTAGAGGATCGACTGCTCAAGGCTGACGACATCGGTGAAGCCGATGAAGGCGGTGCAGGTCGTGATTGCACTCAGCTTGACGCGCGCCTGGATGCGAAGGCCGCCGTTCTCGGCGTACCAGTGCAAGCCGTTGACCGTCGCGCAGGCGTCGGCCGCGAAGCCGGTGCCAGCGTCGCCGGTCGTCATCAGCAGGACGCCGCCCTTGGCCGCCGACTGCACCTCGGCAGAGGTCGCGCTGTCGGTGCCCTCGAGCATGCTCCACATGGAGACGTTCGGGGCGACCGTGTTGATGCCGGCGAAGTCGTCAAAGATGGCCACTTCATTCGGGCCGGGGAAGACGATCTGGTTGCCGTGCGGGCCGCTCATGAAGCCGCCGCGCGATATGAGAGCGCCGGGGGTGCCGGGGACGCTGGCCGTGGGAACGGTCGCGAAACCGGCGCCGATGTCGCGGGAATGTAGCGAGTGCTGAATACGAGCCATGGTGATCTCCTAAGGTCGCTTGCTGTTGCTGTTGCTAATGCGTGGTTGGAGTGTCCGGGGTGGACTTCGTGGCCTCTGCCGATCGCATCGCGACGGACAGGGCAAAGGCGATCTCGCGGGCGAGCTGGAGCGCGGTCTGGGTGGGAGCGTCGTCTCCCGTGGTTGTGGCGTTGATGTCGATGGCCGCCTTATCGCCAAAGGCCGCGGGCGCCATCTTGGCGGCGAACCACTTCACTGTGTCGACGTAGACCCGAACAGCAGCGGCATCCTCCTGAGTCGCCGCGCTCGCACGCTCAAGGGCATGCTCTGCCAGGGCGTACATCCCCTCGGCTCGCGCCCGCGCGTAGCGGCTAGAAAAGTCCGGCTTTTCCTGCGTCCAGACCCTCACGGTGTTTCGGTTTGGCATCCCCTCATCGGCACAAATCGCGCGCAGCGATTCACCGTCCGCCAGTCGGACGCAAATCGTTGTCGCCATCTTGTCTGTGAAGATGGAGGGGCGGCCCATCTTGGCGGGCCTCTTCATCGCGCACCTAGGCACAATGGGAATGTCTCGCGCAGTAGTTGCCGCAGGTGTTCGTTGAACACCCTCATCCCTTCTGCGCCTTGGGTGGCCTTTATCTCCGCAGCCTTCGCGCGGAGTCCCACGCCATAAGTATCCTTGTGTCCTGCACGGGCGAAGAACTGCACCATCCATGCGTATGCCGGATATTTACCGCGCTCGGCGTAGACGTGTGCCATGTCCAGGCCACCTGCCGCGATGTTTAGGAGATCGACGCCATTCGCTCTGTACTCTGCGATCCAACGGCACTCGGCCTCTTCCCAGTCCACCACCCACTCAAGGATTTGCATCGTCGGACTCTCACCACGAGAGCGCAGTTTCCGACACCAACTGACAACTGGACGGCCGGCTGATTCGCTCTGTGAAGGCGAGGCGTGCGCGGCCAACCGACTCTTCGGGTTAACCGTCTTGCCAATGTAGCGCACCGCTCCATCCGGCCCGGAGAGCGTGTAGATCGCCGTGAGTTGATTAGACCGACCCAACGATTGGCCCCGCGCAGGAGAGTAAACCTGCACAGTTTATTCGCGGGGTGGCGGAACCTTGCTATCTGGTCATTAGCTGGAGCAGCTTGGCAGTCACAGTGCCCTGCACGGCAGGTTCAGAGTTGCGGCAACCTCCAGCGCAACCATCACAACCGCCGCTGATTCTTCGACATACTCGAGCTCGACCCCGTCGAACTCCGGGTCGACGTAGTAACGGACGCCAGAGAAATGGCACACATCCTCTGTCTTCACGCTTAAAAGCGGCATCAAGAATTGCTTCATTTCCATGTATTGCGGCGCACCAATCCGGACTGCTTTGATTGGCGTGCCCCTAAACGACCATCGACGCAACGTCTCCGCGCGTATATTCATCAGCAGTATGCAAATGGGTGGGATCATCTGGCCTGCCTCCCTGGCGTCCTGTTGGTCCACCCGGTCCACTGTCCGCCGGGGATGCGTGCGCGGCGCCTCTGGCCTCTGGTGCCGGTCTTCGATCGGGTGGCCGCCTCGATCTCGATCTCGATGAGGCCGCGGTCCTCCATGCCGTGAAGGTAGCGCCAGGCTCGGCGCCTCGAAAGGCCGGTCCATGTGCTAATCTCTCGCTGGGTGGGGCACGGGACGCCCGCGTGCGCTGCTATCATCACCAGCAGCACGCGATCGAGCGCGTCGTCGGGGGTGTCTCCGAGCCAGCGCACCATCAGTTAGCACGCCTCCTTGGGTGTCCTGACCTTTGCCGCTTCGGGGGATGCGCCATCTGTGAGGAGCGCAGCGCGGGCTCTCGCCTCTGCGATGACATCGGCCAGGGGGCGGGTTTTCCCGCTCCGGTCGATCACGCGGGATTCAGCCCACTCCCTGATGGCCTCCAGTTCGGCGCTCTTGCTCATGGCTTACCTGCAAGGCCGCAGTAGGCAAACACACGCCCTTCACGCATGGGATCATCTTCCATGCGCGTCTCGCGGAACGCCATGCACTCAGAGCTCGCGCATGTGCGCTTAACCCCGTCGCGTGCCTGAATCGCCGCTGCCATCGGGCACCACTTCGTCTTGGCTTCTTCCTTGGTCATGCGTTCCCCATAGTGTTGAGAGAGGCAGTCATTAGCGGAACCTTCGCAGCGTCTCGCGGATCTGGAGCCGGCCGCGCATGCGCTTGTCTGCCTCGGCCTTGAGTTCGGCCCAGCTAGGCCACCACTGTTCACGGTCTGCCCAGCCATCGCAGGCCGCAGCCACGACATCGGCCGGGTACTGCTTTTT